TATGCGGCAATGCTTGGCATCATAGCCAAACCTCTCACGCCTGTTCTTACTGCGCCTGGTAACTTCATTTAATTAGCCCTTTGGAGTAGGTGCGCCACTAAATATGCCGCTACTGTAAATTTGACCTGCACCGCTGAATAGGCTTGTAATCGCTTGGTTTTGTAGCTGCTTAACTTGTAGTTGACCACCCATTCTAGCCGATTTCACTTGCTGCTCACCGGACTTTTTAAGCCAAGCTAGCTGAGCCGAGTTTTCTTTTTTAGTGTCGGCAATAGCTAGCGCTCTTGAGCCTGTACTTTGGACTCCGCTAGCTGCGCTCATGGCACTCATTAACGACTCACTATCAATTATCTCGTTTTGAAGTCTACGTTGTTCTTCTGCGTTAGTCTCTTGCATAGCCTTTATATTCATAGCATTTATTTTTTTTTGCTTCTTTGCTGCGCTCATTGAGCTACCAAAGGAAAACAAAGAACCTGCACCACCTATTAACTCACCCCACATAATAACCCCTTAAAGCTTGTTTTGAGCCATTTTACCAAACAGCCCCGTAATTGTTAGTTTGTAAGGTAAAGACTGCGTTACCTTTATACTACCGTCATTGTAACCTAAATTGTTAACGACTACATCACCAGTTAAATTAGGTTGCCTGAATCCCATAGGCGTTTCAGGGTATCTAACTTTGACGCGCTTATCATTTATTAAAGGCACGGCGCTTTGATAAATTCTCGCTGTTATTTCATTAAAGCGTTTATTGAACCCCATGCTTGTACCTGCTTGTGAACCAAAATCTGGCTCAAGCGTAGTAATACTTATCGGCATTTCCAAGCCCACAACAGCTTTGTCTTCAAAGTAATTTAACACTCCGTCGCCGTTGCTGTCTAAAGTGATATTAGGGTGTTGCGCGTCATTTATCTTAACGATAACCTCTTGCCCTGCTAAGTGTGGCACGCTTATATTTTCGCTTGTTGTTTCAATTACTGAGTAACTATCCATGTAATCGCTACCAAGCTCCTCAACGTATGTAACAGCTTGACCGTTAATAACGCGTTGCACCGTCAATGTTAGAATACTAAAGCCCGCTTTTTCACTTACACTAATACCTAATACATTGGCTATTGAATGTTTATGCCATCCCATAGTATCTGTGTATGGATCGTAAGTACACCCAATCAAAGTACCATCATCTAATAAGCACCATATAATACTCTCAGGGTTGCGCGCATAAGCAATATTAATAATCTTTCTGTTTTGTGTTAGGTTTTCAGCGGTAAAACTAATCTCATTTGCTCGCCATTGGTTCTGGTCTTCTTGGTAGCGTATAGCTAAAAGTTTTCGCCCGTCACCTGAGATAAACATAACCATACTGCCGACAAGTGTACTGTTAACCGCGTCGCCACCCTCTGCGCTTTGTTGAGCAACAAAAATATCATCTGGCGTAATAATTCCCTGTGAGCCATTAACTATGAACTCACCGGCGTTAGTCCCTATGACTAAATTGTTGCCGCCTTCCATCCATCTAATACGGCCAGCTTTTGATAATGAAAACTCTAGTCCGTCATTAGCGTTTGTGCCTGTTGATAGATCTTCCAGCTCGTTATCTGCCGTTGTTTCATCATTTGATTTACTACCCCAAAATGTTTGAGGTTCAGATTGCACACCCGACCACCAACTACGACCTTGAAAGAATGTAAGCGTTGTTGGGTAATTACCTGGACCCCATGATGAAGGCTCGCCGCCAAAAGTAACCAAGTTAAAAGACCATTGGTTTAAATCTATATCATAATTAAGTTTATAAGGCGGTTTATCTTGGCAGACAAAATACATGCTGAATTCGTTTGGTGCCATTTCAACTTGCATTGTCCTTATATCGTCCTCATTCCATGTGTGGCTAAACTCTATAGCGCCGCTACTAGTTAAAGATGATGTTACGGATTTTAAAGAGCGCGAACCATAAACAGGCGTACCCGACGGTACTCCACCAGGGCTTATATCATTAATACAGGAAAAGGTAATCCAATAAGTTGTTAAGCCATTAGGGTTAAATGTTACTTCGGCATTGTTAACATTAATGAAACTTTGCTCAAGCAAATCACCAGCCCCAACAGTTGTACCTATACTGATTTTCATTGTTGCCGGTACTGCTGGCGTTATAGCTTCACTGACAAAACTAACAAGCCTATCTTCATTCTCTGTCCCTGCAGCAACTGTTACCTCTTGAGATACGCCCGCTGTCTCGCCATTTACAACTGGCTCAGGTGTTAATAGTGCTGCACCGCTTGACCATGTAACCGTTGACTTGCCACTTGTAAATAACCGCGTCCAGCCTGTTAAATCAATACTAAAGCTAGTATTTACCAAATCATCCTGAAACAAAGCACCAGAAGCGCCATTAACTATTAACCTGCCGTCTTCGGTTGCTATTGCTGTAAATGCTTCACCTGTAATGTTGTTTGGTATTAATTGGAAAGGGAATGGCCGCGCGTAGTTATCCCCTAAATCTTCCATGAATACTGTACCGTTTCTTGATTCCATAGGGCCATGTCTAGTAACAATCATGTTATCACTATCTTTAAGCCCTGAACGGTATTGCGGTAAATCACTGCGCGACCAAAAACGTGGCGATAATATTCCCGATGTAAAAGTTGTTTGTATAGGGTAAATATTCATTATCTAAGTCTAGCCCCTATTAGAATGTTAGAGCGCATGACTTTTGTGCGTCCGGTCATACCATCACTTGCCGCAGCTTCATCAACTAAGATTTTATACTCGTTAAGTAAATCTAATTTTAATTGCCTATTTGCTGATACAGGGATGGCTAGCCTTGAACCCAAGTTAGCGGCTAAAGCAGTTATAAATGAATCAGTAAAGCGGTTTGGGTCTTCTACCTTTTCAATGTACTTAACCCATACTTGTTCTTTAGTGTTAGCGCTAATATATTCGCCTTCTTGCTGCCACTGTAAACCGTTATGAGTATAACGAGTGTTTGTGTTGCCTCGCTTATTGTTCCACACTTCAATAATACGTGAGCAATCGTCAGGAACTTTAAAAGATGCTTGGAAACCAAAAGCAGGTTCAACAGTAGCGGACTCGGCAACTTCAATTCGCTTGGTTGCAAAATTCCAGTCGACGGCCTCTAAAACAAAACCCAAAGCATAAGGATAATGCAAGCGACACAATTCCGCGCCTGTTGAGTTTTCTAACGGATCAATAACAAAGTCACCGCCAACAAGGTTTAGCGCTAAATTCCAAATGTCAACGGTACTAGCCATTTATTAATCCTCTTTCTTTTATTTTGCTTTAGCTCTAGTTTTCTTTTTAGGTAAAAAAGCCTCGATAGCTTCAATCTTAATCTTTAAAGTTAAGCTAATTTCTTTGGCGTCTTTGCCTGCTTCATTCAGTTTTTTAATCTGGTTTTGGTCAAGCTTGTTAACGCCTGTTTTGAAGCCGTCTGCTTTTTGTTTTGATATAGGTTTCATTTATTACCCCTTAATTCTTTTTACGCAAATTTATGCCTAGGTTACAATCGTAAACCGTAATTGAAGCGGTATTCTCACTAGCAACCCAAACTGAGACTTTGTCGCCACTTTCCAAGCCGTTTAAAAAACCACCGCCTGAAATGTTGGTTCTGTCTTGCCCGTTACTGCCTCTCATACCTGTGGGTCGTTGACTAAAAATAATCTGACCATCTCTTTCAATACCAAAAATAAAACCGATATTATTTTGATTAGTATTGCAAGATACATCTAGCCAAGCGTGAGTGGAGTAGTAATCGCCATTTTGACCGATAATTATTTCACTGTTGGATATTGTCAAAGATCCACTTGCTTCAATCTCAACAAATCCGGTTATCTTTTCAAAACCTTTATAATCTCCACCCGTTAAAGGTTGCGGACTATCTGGTGGCGTTAAGTCTTCGTTACCTGTACCTGTTAAGCCGGATATAACCAAAGGAATAGTTGAACTACCTTGCTTTTGTGTATAACCAAGAGCAGCATAAGTATTCATTATTTCGTTGAACTCATCAATCATAAGTGCGCCATCAAGAATTGGCTGCAATGTTTCTGTTGATTGACTAGTTGGCGTTATGGAATTCGGGACGCCTTCTTTAGCTATTTGCGCATCAATACCCGCTTGCGCATCTGTTCTATTAGTCATAATTTTTAACCTTAAAAATAAAATAACCCAGCAATACGCTAGGTTATTTTTAATTATCTACGGTAAAGCTTGGCGTCCATTCTTAGCAACTCGCGGGGTTCGTTTCCCTGCTCTGTCACCGTCAGCGTCCAAAGCTTTACCTAAATAAGCCGTTGGTAAGCCTGCCGCTAAATCACTTGATTGTCCTTTAGCTGTGCCGTCTTCCATCCACCAAACCAAACCAGTTTTCAATGTGGTTGCTTCGATAGATACGTCTAACTCTGTTCTTACACCTACAATAGCCATGTTAACACCTCTTTAAGTTGGGGCCAAAGAGAAAGGCTGAGGACAAATCCCCCCAGCCCCGTAACACGATTAAGCGTCTGCTAATTTAAGGCGCACAATGTGTTCATCTTCAACACGTACAGCGCCCAAAGTTTGGAAGCCGTATACACGCCACATGAAAGACTTGCTTGGGTCTTCTGCAACACGAGTTGAAATGTCGCGGTTTAACTGCATGCCGATTGCTTTTTGTGTATAAGCTAAACAATCAACTTGATCTGCACCTGGAGATAACAAGCGAGTTGATACGATCCAATCATAACCTAAGAATTTAGGTAAGTAACCGTTGCGTAATGCCATAGCATCACCTTGGAAGTCTCCAGAGGTAACTTCAAGCAAAGTCATTAAAGCACGACGTTGGAATGGTGAGATAATTACGCACTTAGGCTCATCAGGGTCAATATCATTGTCATAGAACTTTTGATCCATTTCATTGATAAGGTCTAATGTAATCGCTGTGCTGTAGTCACCAACTTCTTGTGAAGCAGGGAACGTGTTTAAGTTACCGTCACCGTCTAAAGCGTCCGCTGTAGCTGCTGCAATAATTACATCATCTTTATTACGGTTTGAACCCCACGCGAGGTTTTGAGTTAAGCTTGAAAGTGGATCTACAAGCATTTGTACAATATCTTCTTGCTCAACAGTATCACCATTATCAAAGGTTTTAACTTGTGATACACGACGTGACCAAGGGGTGTCATTTTCAGGCGTTGCTGTACGTGCTGCGGTTTTCTCTGCAAAGTCAGTAGGACCGATACGTTCCCAATTATGAGCTGCACCATTAGAGGTTTTAGTTGTTACTGTACTTAGTAAGCGTGAAGGTTTTTGCTGTGCTAAAAAACGTACGTTATCTTCGAACGTTTCGATATATGCGTTATCAATTGTAATAGCCATTTGAGGCTCCTTAGTATAAAAAATAGTTTTGATTATTTCTCGGACTAAGTTTGTCTAGCTACCCGATACTTTTTAATATGGATAGCAGACCAATATGGCTACCTGCGTAATGGCAGTATAACGTATTTTTTTAATAAGTGTAAAGTAAAATAAACAAGGCAAAAAAAAGGTGCTCTATAAAGAACACCTAAAACCACAAGGATAAGTAAAAAACAATGAAATTACCGTTAAGAATAGTAACATACTTAACAGTTAAATCAACCGCTGCACCTCATCAAGTCGCGTATAACTGACAACAAGTAAGCTTCCTCAACCTCACAAGCCGCCTTGTCTTGAATAAAACCCGCTAATATTTCGTAGCAAATCTCACTTTCGTTCATGTACTTTAAGCCCCTTAGTAATCTTGCGTACCTCTGCGTTGAATCGTTCTCGCTCGGCTTCTTGCTCGTCATGGATGACTTGCGCGTCTTCCTTGGCTCTTTCATTTAGGCGCTTTTCCTTTTCAATAGAAAGTCTAGCCAAAATGATTCTAAGCTCACCCATACAGTTATTCAAATCAACATAACTCATAGAATGAATATCGACAGCCTGCGCAAAGTCTCTAACCTTTCTAGCTACCTTCATGCTGCTTTACCTGCTCTAAGTTTACGCAATCGCATAGCTTTGTCTTGTATTTCTTTATGGCGTGGGTGTGCTGTATTCCAGTATGGCCCGTCTCTGTTTTCCATAATTTCTGTTAACTGCGCGCTCGCTTCTGCTGGCGTCATAACTTGATTGCCACCATTATCAGCAACAGCATTAGAGCCTTCACCGCCGCCAATCTTTTGAGATAAAGCATGAAACCATTTAAGGGTCTGCCCGTCTACATTGCCAGCCTTAGCTAACTCGATAACACTTTCAGGTGCGCCAGTTGCTTCAAGCGCTGCTACTGCTTGGTTATTGTTTTGGTCAAATGCTGCGCCCCATTCTTTTTTAAGTGCGTCTCTGCTTTCTTGTTGTTGCGCTTGCTGTGTTTCGACTGCTGTAGCGTCCAACTGAGCAACCGACTTAACCAATGATTCAAATTGCTTGTTAGTCATGTCAGCATTCAAAGCAAGCTCTTTTAGATGGTCATAGCTACCTGTTACATCTTCTGGTATTGCATACCCGTTAGCATCGTCAGGTTTGCCCATGGCCTTAAACACGTTGGCGTAATCTTCCGGTGTTTCAGGCTTGTGCATTAGATTAGTCTTATTAATAATCTTTTGGTTAAAAGCCTCAATAGCTTCTTGGCCTGCGTCTTCGCCTGGTATACGAATACTGTTACCGATATGTGATTGTGCATCAAGAAATTGCTTAGCTAATGAGCCAACATCTTTGACAGAATCAAAAGCTTTAGCGCCTCTGATATCGTCTGGCAAACTTGAGCGCCAATCCTCAGTTGCATTAATATCCGCTTGTACTGCTGTTGCTTCGTTTGTTACGTTTTCTTCACTCATCATCAACCCTCAACAATTGATTAATATAAATAAATGCTTCACGCTTACCTAAATTGATATGCGTTTCGTTAGCATCGCCTTTCACAAAGATTTCATCAGGATTAAGTTGCGCCTGTAAATCTTGTAAAACCTTTTCACCGTTTGGTGTATTAAATACCGCACGATATAAACTCTTTAAGTCGTCAAAGCTATTCATTGCCGCCCTCTAATTCTCTTTGACCTTTACCAACTGCTTGCATAGCTTCACCGCCCATCTTCATATTCTCAGCTTCGAACTGTGCCTGCTGTTGTGCTGCTCGCTGCTCACGTAATACTTGTACGTCTTCATCACTATTTAAGTATGCCGCTGGTACATTCAAATCATTACCTAAGTCACGCGCCGCTTTATCTTGGTTGAATAGGTCTAACACTTCTGGCTTAAACTGAGCAATACCACCCAATAGACCTAAGTATCTTTCAACGTTCGCTATACCGTCCATTTTCTGACTACGCGATAACGAACCAACATAAGAAACATCTATATCGCCACCATTCTGCTTTAAG